TGCTTAACGCAGTTATACAGATATTCATATGACAAAGAAATTTAAAAAAAATAAGCAAGCCATACTAACTGATATTATTGTAATGATGATAGTAATATGTGTTGTGGGTGGTATGTTAGTGTATGCTCACTTGGATATAAAGGAGATTGTAAATGGATAATTATTCGTTTTGTTGCAGTGCTGAAATAAGTATTGATAAGCGTTGCTGTGAATGTGGTATGCCACAGAAGATGACGTGGAGTCGAAGTGATGAAGGAAAGATGGAGTTTAACTTTCCTACATTAGATTCGGACTTTGACTCTACATCTGATGAAGATGAACTAATGATTAAAAACTTTAAAAATTTAATTGATGGAGATTATCGTGAATAGATTTATTGTTGATGAAGACCCAATGACTATTGCAAAATCATTGTGTGACCAACACATAGTGAAGATGCCATTAGAGGAAGCACAGATGTTATGCACTGCACTGTGGCATCACGCACCAGAGTACGCAGAAGAAAAGAATTTATACAAACCTGTCCATCAGAAACATCCTTGTACACTGTGGGCTATGCACAGCAAAAGCAACTACATGTATGCTTATACTTTGTATATATGCATGCTAGGTGAATATCATCATAGGTATGGAAAATGGCATGGTGCAGGTAAACACAGCGTTGCTCTTTATAAAGGTGCTAAGTTCTTGCCAGAGTTAGGTATCACAAAACATCCGCAGTGCTTCAGTGGCATGGATGACCTAAAGACTGATGAGTTTCTACCTATCAATGCCTATCGTGCTTTCTACAGAGCAGACAAGCTAAAGTTTGCCCGATACAACAAAGGTAGAAGTATGCCAGAGTGGTTGGCAGCATGACCAAAGTAAACCAACTTGCAGACAAATACTATAAGTCTCATGATTACAAGAACTTACGTGATGAAACTAAATCACAATACAAGTACTTCATGGGTGTTTTGTTGGACACTGATTTGGATGGTAAAGTTATAGGAGACTTACGATATACTGAAGTGTCCACCAAACGTGCGAAGTTAGCCTACGATATGTGGTGTGACAGAGGAATATCTTTTGCTAATCACATCATGGGTGTGGCTAGAATATTATTTAACTATGCAGTACGCATGGAACATACTACTGTAAATCCATTCTCTAACGTGCGTAGGAGAACCACTGACAGGCGAAAGACTGTCTGGAGTAGAGAACATGTCAAAACATTTTTAGACGTAGCGTACAGCGATTTTAGCACACGTAACATAGGATTGATTGCACACATGGCATATTCGTGGTGTCAAAGACTGGGAGACATGCGATTACTCACATGGGACAACATAAACTTTGAGGATGCTCGTGTACATATTGAGCAATCTAAGCGTAGAGCCGATGTCGAGTTACCTATTGATGACGATTTACTAGATATGCTGAAACAACAGGAGAAGGATTTTGGTTTTCAGAAGTATATTGCACCTAGACCTCGCCCGATTGAAGGTCAATATAGACCATATACAATATATAAATTGCCTAAGTACGCAAAAAAGATTATGACTGTTGCAAATTTGCCGCAGGAACTACGCTTATCAGACTTAAGACGTACAGGCACTACAGAAATGGTGGATGCAGGCGTGGGAATAGCACAAATAATGTCTGTAACTGGGCATGCTAACCCACAATCTGTGAAGCCATACATGAAAAATACGTACATGAGTGCAAATAATGCATTGACAACGAGAAAAATGCACAGTACACTCACTTACAAGTGCCACACAGGAAAGTGATATGTATACTAATAATGTAATAAACAATATAAGTGATGATATTCCTAATGGAACTACAAAAAGGACTGACTGTCCTAATTGTGGTGGTCGTAATACATTTACAATCACCAACAATATGGGTTCTCTTGTGTGGAATTGTTACAAAGCTTCTTGTAATCTCAAAGGTGGTACTCGTGTCCACCTGTCCATTAATGATATTCGTGATGGATTTGTAGGAGCAAAAGAATACGCTGAAGATTTTGTAATGCCCGAATACGTTGTGCCTTACAAAGGTCAGCGTGAACTCACTCGATTCACTGCTGAGTATGCGATTGACGAGTGGGAATTATTTTACGATGTGAAAGATAATCGTGCAGTATTTCCCATTCGACATGATGGTGTTATAGTAGATGCCACAGGTCGCTCTCTCAGTAAGCGTCTTCCTAAATGGAAGAAATATGGAAAGAGTGGGTTGCCTTTTACTGCAGGTTGTGGTAAGGTGGCTGTTGTTGTTGAGGACTGTGTGAGTGCAACTGTTGTTGGTTACAGTTCCTTTGTTGGGGTTGCGCTTCTTGGTACATCTCTACAGGAATCGCATAAAGGATTTCTCTCGCAGTTCTCGACAGCAGTTATTGCATTAGACCCCGATGCATTACCAAAGACTTTGCAGATGGCAAAGGAACTACGTGGACATGTACCCGATGTGCGTGTCTTAAAATTGAACAACGATTTGAAATATCGTAACCCCAAAGATATGGAGAAGTTAAATGGAATTATCATTAATTAGAAGTTTGATGGACAGGTCATTCTACGATGACCACAGAGGAGCTAAGTGTCCAGACAAACTATTCAGCAAAGATGTTCGCAAAATAAAGCAAGCTATCGACAGTGCCATGACTAAGTATGAGCGTACTGTGACACCCGATGAGATAGAAGCTTTGTTTATGTCAAACAATCCCACTATGACTACAGCACAGAAGCAAGCCTACGCTTCCTTGTTCTTCAAGATAAAGAAAGAACAGCCTATGGGCGGTGACATAGCGGATGAAGTGCTGTCCAAGTTGTTTCAGCAAGTCATAGGAGAAGAGATTGCTAACTTAGGATTTGATTATGTCAATGGGGATATGTCAAGCCTAGAGCCATTACGCATTATGCTAGAGCAGTATGGTGATGACTTCATTCCCAACTTGAATGTCGAGTGGGATGACATTGAGATAGAAACATTACTTGCACGAGCCGACTTGGAAGCACGATGGACTTTCAATGTACCTACGCTCACACGTAAGGTCGAAGGTGTGAATGCAGGACATTTGATAGAGATAGGTGCTAGACCTAATACTGGTAAGACATCTTTCCATGCCAGTTTGATTGCATCACCACAAGGTTTTGCCCATCAAGGTGCTAACTGCATTGTGCTATGTAACGAAGAAGGATATCATCGCGTGGGTGCTAGATACCTAACTGCTGCCACTGGTATGACCATGAAAGAAATCAAAGATAATCCTACCAAAGCTCGTGACTTATATGCACCAGTTAAAGAACGCATCAAGATAAAAGACGCAACTGGTCGTGACATGGCTTGGGTTGAGAGTATATGTAAGACATTCAAGCCAGACATTGTATTGTTAGACATGGGTGATAAGTTTGCTAAGACAGCAGGATTTGCCAGAACAGACGAAGCCTTGAAAGCAAATGCTGTTCACGCTCGTATGATTGCCAAGCAACATGAGTGTGCTATCTTTTATATGTCACAGCTTTCTGCAGATGCGGAAGGTAAAGTATTACTCAATCAATCTATGATGGAAGGCTCACGTACAGGTAAGGCAGCCGAAGCTGACCTTATGATATTGATAGCCAAGAACCCACCTGTCGATGGTCAGGAAGAAGAGGACTCACAAAGACATTTAAATGTTGTTAAAAATAAATTGACAGGATGGCATGGTGTGGTACACTGCGAACTTGATTACAAAACTGCGAGGTACTTATCGTGAAAATAGTTGTTGATGTAGAGAATACAGTTACCAAACGAGATGGTAAGATGCATCTAGACCCATTTGAACCAGACAATACTCTTGTCATGGTTGGAGTGTTGACTGATACTGGCGAGGAGCATATCGTGACATTTGACCACGCAGGTGCAGAAGCCACACCCAATGGTCATAAGATTGTTCAAGATTTACTTGATAAAGCAGGTGCTGTCATATGTCACAACTCTGCGTATGATTTGATGTGGCTATGGGAGTCTGGATTTAAATATGATGGTGCAGTGTTTGACACAATGCTTGCTGAGTATGTGTTACAGCGTGGTATTAAACAACCACTGTCTCTTGAAGCATGTGCAGAGAGATATGAGCTAGATACTAAAAAGCAAGACACACTTAAGAATTATTTCAAGCAAGGCATGTCTACAAGAGATATACCACATGATGAATTGTCTGAGTATTTGTCAGCAGATTTACATGCTACACAGCAGTTAGCTGATAAGATAATGTATAAATTAAATACAACTGATTCTACTTTAATGGATACAGTTCTGCTGACCAATCAGTTGGCTGTAGGTTTGGCTAAGATATATAACAGAGGATTTAAGGTAGACTTCTCTGCTCTTAGCGATGTTCGCGTTGAGTACGAAACAGAAAAGAAAAATCTTCAGTCTGACTTACAGCATATAGTGAGAGATGTTATGGGAGATACTCCTGTCAATCTCAACAGCCCAGAACAACTATCGTGGGTTATATATGGTAGGAAAGTTAAAGACAAAGCTGAGTGGGGTAATAGCATAGACCCATACATGACAAGCTCCGACTTCAAGCAAGCTATAGCTGAAGGTACAGAGAGGTTATATAGGACAGACTCAAAGCAATGTTCTGACTGTTCTGGGTATGGTAAGGTACGTAAGACAAAGAAGGATGGCACTCCATTCTCAAAAGAATCTCGCTGTGG